ATTTCTTTGTGCTTTTACAACATCAATTTTTGCATTTTCCTTGTATTCTGGACACTTCAAATGAATGTCTAGTTTATTTAGGTTAGGCATACCAAAAGTACCCTTCATTTCTAATTGTGCTGTTTTTGTGTTCGCTTGTAAAATTACTGAGCGATCCTCTGCCATTGAATCAATGCCAGTTTGAGCATCATCACCATTTACCTTAACAATGTTAAGAAAGCCAAGGGCGTGTGTATGTGCTACAATATCTTGTAATATGTCTTTCATAGTTTTCTCCGTTCCTTATATACTATTATATTTAGAAAATCATCCAATGTCAAATAAATTATTGAATGTATTCTTCTGTTCGGTTGATTTAATATCCCAATCTAGAACTCCAATTAAGTTATCAATCTTATTATCGATAATAACTGATTCCATTTCGTCGTCTGCAAATGGAAGTTCTTGGAACCATTGTGGGAGCCTTAGTTCATCCACAGGATATGCAACCGATGTATACCCCATTGGATTTTGTTTTAGTTTGCAAACGATAACCTTCATACCGTCAACAATTTGCATACTATAATTGTCGCCATTCATTTCACGTAGAGTATTCCAATTAATACTTGCTCGAACGTGTCCTGGCATATTCACTTTTCCGTGCTTTTTAAGTTTTTCACGATAGTCTGTGATATTGTTTGCACGTTTGGGCGAACCTTTTTCATAACCTGGTCTTGCTTTAAATTTTGTCCTAAACTCACTAATCATATCAAGTACTTGAGTTTCTTCAGCACCTGTTAGTACAGCCAACAGCACTTCACTTAAGAAGTCCTGCATAAACACAGGTGTATCACTACGTTTAAGATCAAGACCCATTGCTTTTACTTTGCCTGGTTTACCATCTACATCTGTACGGAAGCCTTCTAGATCATAAATCAATACAGCATATCTCTTTTTAGTGATAAACAACCCCTTACTGCCTACAATTTCTCTACCAGCGGCAATTACTCCATCGCTTCTTGTTTTAGGACAATGAAACGCATCTTGCATAAACTTTGGAAAACTCTCGTTTGCTTCATCACAGATTTGGTCATATAACGCAGTAACAGTTTCTTTGTTCCACGCAATTTCACCTTTTTCGATTTCAGGTCGTAAACTTGTATAAGCACTAAAATAACAAGAGTCTGTATCACCATAGATAATTGATTTGCCTGTATGATCATATTCACCTGTAATAATTTCATTAACCTTTGCGGCCATATGTTTTGTAATACGTCTGCCAGTAAGTGTAGTTGATTGTCCAATACGCGGATCAAAAAATCTACAGCCTGGATTTAGAATAGCACCATACAAACTGTTTAGGTTAATTTTCTTAACAAGTTGTCGTTTGTCCCAGAACGCTTCTTCGATTTTGTTGCCGGCTTCTTGTGCTTGTTTTTTCTTCGCCTGCATTTCTTTACGTTCTTCATACCATCGTTCTAATAGTCCTGGTATAACTCCGTCATATTCTGTTGTAAGAATTGTGCCATTAGCAGTTAATACCCACGGTTGGTTGCTTTCAAAAATAAGTCTATACACTTCTGCGGCACTCATAGTATCTTCTTCACCGTTTTCCCAATCAATAGTGATAGCAAGATCTTTTCTTTGATCCATAACAGCATCATATTCTAAACTGCCGAATCTTCCTTCCCATGCCGCCGCAAATGATTTTTTGCGAAGAGTCATTTCGTTATCAATATGTTCTTGTGTATATGTTGGTCTTAATTGTCCAACCACTGTTGCAGGATCCATATTCAATGCACGAATCACAGACGGATACAGTGAATTTAAGTCCATTGATCCAATCCAATCATGCAATCCTTTTTTAGGATATGCCACATAAGCACCAGCGGCCGGTTCACTGCCAGGTTCTCTATGCACCCTGTTAGGAACAACAAAGCCACGTCTATGTGCTTCATTAATAATTGCTTGTTCTGTTACAGCAACAGCACCCATTGTTGTTGGCAACAACACAGTGTTTGCGTGTGCAAGTTCATTTGCTAGATCGATAAATCTTAGTTTCTTATCTAATTTATCAAGTAGTGCAACGTCTTGTCTGTTGTATTCAATAAATGTTTTAAAGTCATTGTTATATAATTGATCTAGTGTACCTTCGTAGACTGTTTTATTTTCACCAATCTCCATTTCACCAATAGCATCTAGTCGATATGTATGACGTTCTTCGTATGTGTACTTACGATATAGTTCTAAACTATCTAGGTGTTGACGTCCTATAAAATCATATGTTTCCTGTGTACGACCAAATTTTTCATACTCACGCTTCTTAGGATATTGATTCCACAAACAAAAACGTCTTGTATCTTCTTTTGAAAGCACACGAGTTACACGGTTAACAGTGTATGGAATATCATAACCTTCACTGTTCCAACCTGATATAATATCAGCATCTTGTATTAAGTCCAAAAACGTGTTCAGCATTTCGGCTTCAGTTTCAAACAAGTGTGTGTTAGGAAAGTCTTTTACTGCATATTTGGCATCTTCCATTGATAATGTTTTAGGAGGAAGTGCAAGTGTGATAAGACTGTCCATCCATTGTAGATTTACAGTGATAGCAGTAATTGGCATAAAAGGATCTTCTGGCGAAGCATATCCACGTTGTGGATCAAAGTCAACTTCGATGTCAAAGAATGCTTTTTGTAGATTAGGAGCGTCTTGTCCTAGATAGTTTTCTTCAAGCAAACGATATATTGGATTAACATCTGCTTCATATAATCCACGATGCTTATTAATTTTTTGTTCTTTAAGGTAATCTTTCCATGTCTTACAAGTAACTCTTGTACAAGTATCACCTAGTGTACTTTTAAATTTACCTCGAGGGTCTTTATAATAAAAAACATATCGAGTTGGAAACTCTCGAAATTCACGACGACCGTTAACACGTTCAACGATCTTGATAATATCTTTGTCTCTGTCCCACAGAGCGTCTACGTAACTCATTTATTCTCCTGTTTGTCACTTTCGGCTGACAATACCCAATTAAGTTGTTTTCGGCCAACTGTGCCATTTAACTAGTAGTATACTACCATTTCCACTCTTTGTCAAGTTCTATCATATCAAAAAATGCATCTACATTCATTGCCTTGTCATCAATCCAATAATCATAATGCGGTTTGCCTGTTCTTGCTGTTGTATATTTTACTCCCCATTCTTCCAATTGTTTTATTGTAAGTTCGCTTTTATCTTTGCCTGAACTTGAGCCTCTTGCTGTATAATAGTGTATTTCATGCCCTTGATCGTATAAGTTATTAAAATATTTAATTCTTTCTTGATATGGCTTTGCATTTTCATAAACATTGTCGCCATCTTTATTAATTTCCAAAGAACATATAGTTCCATCAATATCTACGTAATAAATCATGGTAATTTCCATTCCATTTCTTCTTCTAGTGCATATTTGGCACCTTCAATATAGTCTTTATCCTCTTCGGATAAAACACTCCAAAATTTTATTACATTTTCAATCTGTAATTGTACTGCTTGTGGATCACTAAGATGTAAGTTACCTTCCATCATTTTTTGTAAGACATCCATACGTGCATTAATCTTATCTCGTAACATTACCACCACCCCATGGCTCTGCCAAATCCAAAGATATGCAAGAAACCAAAGTATGTTGTCATAACCAATGGCCAACCAGCACCACGTCTTAGAAATGCAATAACGCTAAAAACAGCACCTGTGAAACTAACAGGGTATATTAAATGCATTGGTGGATGATCTGCTGTAAGACTAATCCAAGTCATACTAACAAACACACAGGCACTTGCTATTGTTTCATAATAGAATGCTGTTTTATCGCTGGTATAACTTCTAACCCAAAAATCTTTTACTTTTTGCCAAATGTTCATTACCACCACCCCGCGGCTACGCCAAAGCCAAATACATTAACAATACTGAAATATCCTGTTAGCATCATCACCCAAGCCGCACCACGTCTAAATGATGCATAGCATTGTGAAACTGATCCTAAAAAGAATCCAGGATATACGTATAACATATTTGGATCTCTGGCGTTTAGTGCCAAAGTTAAACTTGCTCCAACGGTAAAGACAAAACTCACAAGTTCAAAACCAAATGCAATTTTGTCAGACCTAAAACTTTTAAGCCAAAATGATTTGATTGCCTGCAATTACTTGTCCTTACCTGCTGTAACAATAATTGTTTCTAGATCGTCGAAGTCTGAATTAACTTCACTCCAGTTTCCTTTATGTGCAATACCAATTGCTTTGTTAATCAACGCTGGTTTAACATCCATTTCTTCTGCAATGGCTTTTACAGTATCTCTAAGACCTTCTTTAAGATCTTGTACTTCTTGCATTACGTTAGCACCTTCGTTGATAACTTGAATTAGTTTTGCTTTTTCTTCAGGACCGAATATTTTTCCGGACATATGTTTACTCCTTAAGTTTATATTCTATAGTATATAATGATTTATCTTAGTTGTCAAGTTTTTTAAATGGAATTGACACAGATTTATCCAAACAAGTAAACCAAACGTTATTTGGACCGTTATCAAAATTATTTGGAAGCAATTCATTAACTGCTTTATTAACACCAGGAAAGTCAATGTCGTGTCCACAAAGCCATCCGTTTGGTTTTAATTTTGATGTGTAGTATTCAATGTCACCTTTTACACTATGATAGTCATGACTAGCATCAATAAAAACAAAATCTAAACTGTTATCTTTGATTTGATCATGTACGTTATGACTATTTCCTTGTATTGGAATTAATCTTTCTCCGTACTTTTCCTTGATCTTGTCATTATAAAAGAGATTAATGTTGTAATCGATAGAATACATTGTTAGTTCTGGAAAAGCATCTAACAACCAATATGTTGTTCTTCCACAATGTGTTCCTACTTCACAACCGATTTTAGGATTATAGTTTTTAAGTAAGTCGACTAAAAAGTGTGTTCTTTTATTTGGTCCATTGTATTCTATGGTCCATTTAACGGGTAATCTATTTTTCTTCTTGTCCAACTTTAGGTTTACTCTCTTTAAGTTCGTATTGCCAAGTAGTGCCGTCGCCGTGGTTTGCACTCCATTTAGGATTGTCTTCGACACTAAACTCATGTGTACTTACCTTAAAGTTTGCTGATTTAGTTTCAGAACTGATTAAACTTTGATCGAACCATTTACATCTGTTGTTTGGTTGTGCGGCAAACTGACCGTTATCTAATTTAATAAAATTAAAAGACTTATGTTCGTTGGGTGTTTCAGAAAGACTTACATTTAATTCGTTTGGTTCGGAATGACAACTGTCAACTGTAAACATATATTCACCATGATGAAGAACTTTATCTTTACCAAAGTATGCTACACGACATTCTTTTAATGTTTCTTTTCTAATTACACTAATATGATAAGAGAAAGCGTCCCATATTTCTAAATTATCTAAAGGAAGAAGATCTTTCTGATCAATATTTGTACGCCATACATACGCACTCAAAGGCAACTTATCATATAACGCACCGTATTCTGTTAATAAACTTTCAATGTAAAGTGCTTTTCCTCGAATACTTTTTACTGATACCCATATTGCATGAGCGTATTCACCTTGTCCTTGAAGTTTTCCTGGAAATTCTGGGTCAGGAGTTAGATCGTACAAATATTCTTTTCTAACAAAACACTCAATTGGCGGTATGTTTGCTACCAAGTATGCCATGGGTACCTCTCTTTCGTTAAAAAAGAGGTTACTGAGCAACCCCTTCAATAGTATTTAGTTGTTTACGTGTAGGAATGCTCTTTTATCAACCAGTTCAGGTTCTCGAGATTTAATTTTTCCTTTGGCGTGTCCTAGCCAATGCGAAAGTAAACTTCCTGAAAATACGTGACTGCTACCCAAATGACTGCTTAGACTTTTAAAATATTCGTCAGGCATAGAGTTTTTCACTTTCCACCAAGCACTGGTATCAAAGTAAGGTTTAACTTTAAATATATCCCCTGAATAGTATACTTCGACAAACTGTTCCATAAAGTTATGAAATTCTTTATGGTTTCTGTTATATGATATAAATCCTGTTTCAGGCCCTGTATCAAAGTGTTGTCCCATATAATGAGATAGACATTTTTCTGGAGTAATCTTAAAAACAAATAAATCATTAATAAAATTTCCTACCCATACATCAGCATCTAGCCAAACTAATGTATCTCTTTCTAAGATTTTAGATGCCTCGTATTGAGCACCAACCTTAATACTGAGTCTTGCACATTTAGTTTTACTACAATTTAATGTGAATTTATTATAAAATTCGTTTTTGTTAAGATCGTGTTGTATTATTCTAGGATCGTCTACTGGAATTCCGTCTTCTGTCCATACGTGCAGTGATTTATTTTTAGGAAAATAATGTAAGAATGTTTTAATAAGTCTATATCCGCATTTTTCGTAGTAGTCACGACTCATAGATGTTATAACATCATAAGGTACAGTACTAGACCTTCTTTGTTCTAGCGAATGTTTACTTGTTTTTTCCTTGGCAGTGGGCACGTTGTGAGAATCCTTTTGGGTTATTACAGTTTATTGACTTCTTGTACTTCTCGCTCCACTTTTCTTGTACTTTTTTCTTCTTATGTAATTTAGCGTGTGGTACTTTTAAATTCTTTTTTCCGTATACATCACCTATTTTGTGTGTATATGATAAATGTTCAGGATCTAATCCGTAAAAATAATCTACAAATTCCTTTGCTCTCATTTTTTACTGTTTTCTAATTCTTTTAAGAAAGAAGCAAACTCAGATTGCAATGACTCTGTTCTATCTTCAACACTTTTTAATTGTTGTTTAGATTTTGCTATTATTTTTTCCGCTGGACTTAATTCTTTTGCTGGTGCTTTTATAGTGAAAGAATCTTTCTCATCGTCATATTCAACATCTTTTCCTGTTGCCATTTTATATAACTTTTGCACCAAAGGAATCATTTCAGGATTTTTAGTTGTTTTCCAAAGTAGATCATCCATTGCAGATTGCATAGCATGATTAAATGCTGGTCTTTTAATTATTAAGTCTCCTTCTTGTAAACTTTCATTAAGTTTTTCTTTCCACGGAGCAGGATTTAGTGTTTCAAAAATTTTATTAAGTTTAGATTCCATATTAGACAATCTATCCAATACAGTATTCCAATCATTTGTATTACTTGTACTTGAAGGATTAGGATTTGTTGGTTGCGGTCTTGGCTTTGGAGTATCTGTATACATTGATGTAGCAGTTGGTTTTTTAACTCCTGCTAGTGCGGCAAAGTCACTTGCACTAGTATCACTTACACCAGGAATAAATTTGTTACCAATGCTTTCATCTACACGTCTTGCATGATTATTAGGATTAATTTCTTCATTGGATTCTTTTTTAGAACTTATGCTTGGAGCATCAACTGTTAATCCTTTATTAACTATTCCTAAATTATTAAATTTATTAAGAATGTTATGTAAATCTGACATAATTATTTTCCTGTTTTTTCTAAACGATGTAATCTTTTAATTAATTCTTTCTTTAGTTCTGGATCTTTATCTGTGTTAGGATTCATTTGAATATCCTGTAATGCTTTTTTCTTTGCTTCGTAATCTGTCATTTTTTGTAATTTATCTGAAAGTGTCTCGAAGTAATCATCTTTCACGTCTTTCATACTCATCATGCGTTTACGTTCTAATTCTTGTTGACGCTCACCTTCCATGTATGCATGAAGTGTTTTGATTTTTTCGTGTACACCACTTAATTTATTTTGAAACCATTCAGGAAACACGCCGCCTTTGTGTACGTGATCTCTAATTTCGTCAGCCGCATACTTGATAAATGCTATTTGATTGTCCAGCATTTCTGCTTCGTATTTTGATGCAGGCTCGTCGTAA